ATGGGTGAATTATTACTTTGTCATGAAACAATTGCGGCTCTGCCCTATTATATAGAGGAAACCGGGATAAACATATATTCCATGGAAGAACTCAGCTATTATATTTCCGGAAATGTGTATCTTCTGGATCATTCCTTCATGTGCGAGAGTTTATGTACATGGGTGGAAAAACAGATGCATCGTGTCGAACTCGCACAAAAACTCAGGGAGAATATCCGCACGGAAGGAAAATTGTCCGATTTTGTTTTTGCCATATTGCAGGATACGGCATACTGTACCATGAAAGAAATGCAGGAGATCGTTTTTGCGGTCCGGCAAATGGAACAGAAGTCGGATTTTGAATGTGACAAGATCCGGGCAGACCAGCTGATGGAGAAGGAAAAATATCTGGCAGCTATTTACCGGTATAAACATCTGTTAGACGAAGCAGATACGAAAGAAACCAGTGAGGTTTTGCGGGGAAATATCTGGCATAACCTCGGAACGGCGTATGCACGTCTCTTTTTGTTTGAAGAGGCGGGGCGCTGCTTTGAGAAGGCATATGCATTGAATAAACAAAAGGAATCTCTCCGGGAGTGCCTGATGTGCTGCCGCTGCCGGCATGATGAGGAAGCGTTTGCGGAAATTGCAAAAAAATATCAGGTGGAGGAGAGAAATCAGCAGGAAATCAGAAATGAAATTTCCATCGCATGTAAGAGCGAAAAACTCGAACAGTTTGAATCCCATCTGGAAGAATTAGCGCAGCTGACCGGGGGTGCCCAAAAGGGGAAGGCAGGGAAAGAAGCAATGGATGTGATTGTTCAGTGGAAGAAAGATTATCGAAGGAGCTGCAAGGTATAACATATGATTTTTTCAAATTTATTTCATAGAAAAAAGAATAAAGAAAGTGAGACAGGAAGTTTCTCACAATATGATCAGAGCGAGTATGCAAAGCTTGAGACAAAGAACATTGTAAAAGAACTGAATCTGTCGGACGCGGCGCAGGCAAAGAAATATGTAGTGGATTTGTGTAAGCAGATGATTCAGGCGTCTAAGGATATTGAAGATAGCAAATCGGAATATCAGCTGGTGACAAATTATCTGACAGATATTCAGATTCTCGAAGACCTGACGGACGCAGAGCGTAAACCGATTCTTGAGTGCGCCACACAGGTTGCAAAGCTGGAAAAGCAAAGAACCGATTTCCTGAAAACCAAACGCCGGCTGACAGATACGCAGTTTGCGCAGATGCAGGAGGAAGAAGAGAATCTTCCGGGAGTGATCCGCCGGCTGAAAGCCAATGAGGCAGATCTGGATGCCATCAAGAGAAATATGGCATATCTGGAAGGAAAAAAACTGGAATGGTCCATGCAGCGGTCAGATTCCGCAAAGGTACAGAAAGTAACTCGTACCGCAGCATGCTATCTGTTAGCTGTATTTATTACGTTGTTTGCTTTTGTGGGAATACTTTCCTGGTATCTGAACAGGGATCTGCAGCTAGTTTTCACCATTATGGGATTTGCAGCTGTGGGAGCGGGCGCGTTTATTTTGATCCGTTATCAGGATTCCACAAGAGAGATCCGTCAGGCGGATGTCAACCGCAATCAGGCGATTACTTTGGAGAACCGGGTAAAGATCCGCTATGTCAATACGAAAAACGCGGTGGATTTCATCTGTGAAAAATATCATGTCCGCAATGCGAAAGAACTGGAATTTTTATATGGACAGTATCAGGAGGAAGCGCGGGAAAAGGAAACATTCCGTAAAACCAGTGATGATCTGGATTATTATACGCAAAATCTTCTGCAGTATCTGACACGGCTGCGGATGTATGATACCCGTGTATGGCTGACACATGCAAATGCGTTGGTCGACAGCCGGGAGATGGTAGAGCTGAAGCATGAACTGCTGACAAGGCGGCAGAAACTGCGGGCACGTATGGAGTACAGTGTGGGAAGTATCCATGAGATGAAGGGTGAGGCTCTCAAAAATATGAGCAAGCTCGGAAACAATGCTTATCAGCTGGAGCAGATCATCCGCAAGATTGAGGCGATGAATCCGGTATTTAAGTAAAAATAATAGTGATTTATTGCGTTTTCTTTTGAGATAGCCGCCCGGTGTGAAAGGGGCGGCTATCTTTTGTCCTATCGTGTAGCGTTTTGCATACAGTCAAAATTGGGATTGAAAGCATAGTAGTTTTTGCTGTCCAGTTCTTCCTGCAGCAGACGAAGAGCCTCGCCAAAACGCTGAAAATGCACAATTTCACGCTCGCGCAAAAAGCGGATTGGATCAGCAACTTCCTGATCTTTTGCCAGACGCAGTATATTGTCATACGTTTTTCTTGCTTTTTGTTCTGCTGCCATATCTTCCACCAGATCAGCAATGGCATCACCACTTGACTGAAATTCGGTAGCGGAAAATGGAACTCCACCCGCAGCCTGCGGCCAGACACCTGCGGTGTGATCAATATAATATGGTGCAAATCCGGAAGCTTCCAGTTCTTTGGCGGAAAGTCCGCGCGTCAGCTGGCGAACAATCGCACCAATCATTTCGAGGTGAGCAAGTTCCTCGGTTCCGATGTCGGTAAGTACACCGGCAATCCGCGGATTTGCAAAAGAAAACCGCTGGGCCAGATAGCGCATGGAAGCTCCCATTTCGCCATCGGGACCACCGTATTGTAATACCCTATAATGCCTTGAAACCCGCTAAATTACAAGCTTTAGGAACATATCGAGACTTGTGTTTCCGCGGTCAAACACGATGTGGTCAACGACATTCCGCATCATGTTTCCTTTCTGGACGTAATCTGCGGAATCATCCTGTAAGACTGTAAGCAGAGCAGAAATGTTCTGCTTCATTTTTTTGTCCATTTCTTCTTTAGACATGTCGGTGTTTGAAATCGTCAGCAGTTTGATATTTTTTTCAATGGCTGCACGTTCTTTTAAGAGCGCGGCTTTGTTCGCTTTGTATTCCTCTAATGAGTCAATCTCATTCAAATAGGCGGCTTTGATCCGCTTTTCTTTATTTTCCACTTTTTGTAACTGCTTTTCAAGATCCGCGAGTTTGGAGTCTGCATCAGCGGAGGCAGAGGAGATTACCGTATAAACGATTGCAGGAGAGTGCAGGATGCTTTCCAGATATTCAATCACCATTTTTTCAATGGGGCGGATGCCTATGTAGTGCGATTCGTTGCAAAATCCTTTTGTGTATTTCCAGCATTGGAAACCTCTGCTGTTTTTTGTACCGGAATATGCCAGCGTGCCACCGCAGGAGGAGCAGATCAGCAGGCCACTCAGCCAGTGTTTGGCGGTGGATACATCTCTGGACTTTGCTTTTCGCATATTCATGGCAAGGTGTTTTTTGATTTCTTTCAGTGTGGCTTTATCCCACAAAGGTTCCCAGTTGCCTTTGGTGTATATAACTTCATCTGCCGGTTTTAGTTGTCGCCCTCGGTCCGTATAGTTCCACCGGGAGATACCGGCATAAAACGGATTTTCCAGTACATAGCGCACGCCGCGGGCATCCCAGAGGTTTCCATGTTTCGTGCGGTAGCCATGCTCGTTGAGTTTTCGCGCAATCTGCAGCAGGGAAGAGCCAGAGAGCAGTAGATCTTTCATCATGATCGGGATCTGTATGGTTTTCGGATCTTTTTCCGGAGGTTTTTTATTGCCCGGGGACTGGTAGCCGATCGGGGCATCCCCTTGATAATGTCCACGCAGCGCATTTTGTGTCATGCCGCGCATCACTTCCCCGGAGAGGCGGATGGAGTAGTATTCGTCCATCCACTCGATGATCCGCTCGATCAGGGAGCCAAACGGTCCGTCGATAAGTGGCTCGGACACGCTCACCACATCGACGTTGTTCTTTTTCAGGAGTGATTTGTACACAATGGATTCCTCCTGATTCCGGGCAAAACGGGAGAATTTCCACACGATGATCGTATCGATCGGGTGCTCTTTGGACTTCGCCAGCGCAATCATCTGTTGAAATGCAGGACGTTTGTTTGCTTTCCGGCCGGAGATCCCGTTATCCTGAAAAATATATTCCATGGGGATATCGGTGTGGTTGTTTTTCGCATAATCCATCAGCAGACGAAGCTGCGCATCCGGAGAAAGTTCTTCCTGCTTGTCGGTGGATACACGGATGTAGATCGCGCCGGTTTTGCGTTCTGAGACTTTTTCTTTCATAGCATATGCACCTCTTTCTCTATATTGTATTGGTTTTTGGGTACAAAAATAACAGCTCACATCAAACGGATGTTCCGCTTGCGTAGCTGCTCCGAGAATGATACAATGTGCTTGTCTAGGGCGTGTATCTTCGGAGCACGCATCCGCTCCTGTTGTTGACTAGTGTCCGATTCGCAGGGGCGGTTTTTATTGTTATGTTAATCTACACCTGTTATAATAAGGTTAAGAGTTTAGAACAGCGTTAATTACTGAGTCTTTATTCCAACCGACCATTATATTTGCATTATTGGAAACTTTTGTAGGAACTCGTTCCTGTCCCCAGGGTTTAACTCCAATAATATATTTGTTATAATCGACAGCAGTGTCTATTTCAAAGTCAATCCAGTCACTATAAGCAGCATACATGCCTGCAAGTATAATGACTTTAGAAGCTGGACTAATTTGCTCCTTTAATTCTGATTTTAACTTATTTTTTCCAACGGTTGTATTAGGATCAATCAATGGATCATGCGAGGGAACAGAGTAGTTTTTCCAAGTAAGTTTTCCTTCGTCTTGGGCTTCATTTAACCACTGAACGATTTTGTTGTAATGCTCAGAATATTTCCAAGCGTGGCTGATAAAAATATTGTAGGTACTCATTTGTTATCATTCCTTTCGTTTTTTAGGAGGTCATTATGAAATCTAAAACACTTAAATTTCAAAAGAAACCTATTGTTGTTGAAGCATATCAAACAGATGTAGAAATAACCATTGATACATTGGAGGGGAGAATGGTTGCCTCTCCCGGAGATTGGATTATTACCGGTGTTCACGGGGAAAAATATCCTTGCAAGCCTGATATATTTGAGAAAACATATGAGCTAGTTAATTAGCGTTTTCTATTTTCTTTTCATTAGCATTTACAACTTTCCATTTATTGTTTTCAGAAGATATGATGTTTTCTATGTTACGAACAAATAAATTCTCAATGCTTTCAGGCTCTGTGTTATATGGAGAAGACTTTGTTACAAATAAATGTTTCTGATACCTAAGTAATTCACATGTGGTTCGATATTCAATCCAGTTTTCATGCCACTTGTATAATTTTGTCAAGGATTCTATAATGGCAATTGCGGCGCCCAATGCGCCAACTACGAGTGCCATAAGAACGCAATCTTTTGAGTAGGCAGAAAGTAAAGGAATTAATGCTGCTAAAACAATTTCTATGGTTTGTGTCAATTTGTATTTTCTTTGACATGATGCAGATTTTTGGTCATACCAATTGATTTGATCATCTACTCTGGATTTTATATATTCGTCTATTTCCATTTTAACTCCTTTCACCGCCTTGATTGAAAGAGCAGGGCGGTATTTAGTTTGACAAAAGTGTAAATGTAACATATAATACACTTAACAGGAAAGCCGATAGATAGGTGTCAGCTATCTACTCCGGCGAAAAATCAATGGAAAATAACCGTCAACTTTTCTCAGGAGCTGGACGGTTATTTTTTATGTCTGAAATTACAAACTAGTGTAACAATAGCACATATCATTATCACAAATGTGAACAGATCAGAATATGTAACCATCGGCATCATCCCCCTTCACAGGCTCGGAGTAGATGCAACCGTTCCTCGGCTTCCCGGGTAAGTGTATTATATTGTCAAGGTGGCTGCTCTAGTGTTGGGAGCACCAGAGAGGTTTAGTTTGATTGTTTATCTATTTTATCATTTCTTGACCGTCAAATACGAAAGAAACAATGGAGCCTTTTTTGATTTTGAATGAAAAGTTAGAACGATTCTCAGCACCAAAACTATTTTGGGCATCAACGTAGCCGGAAACTAAATATACCTCTTTCTTTTTTTGAGTGAATCCCCATTCTGTGTAATTTGGAAATTTAGCAGTTGACGGAGATTTTAGTATGCTTTTTACAGTATCTTCACATTGGATCATCAACTTATTTACTTCATCCATATCAATTATATAATTTTGTAAGCTGGCTTTTACGTTACCTTTGGCATATAAATTATGGTCAGCGTATTTGATAAGGTTAACGGTTTTATCTTTATTTAAGTACAAAATCACATTATCTGCGTATTGGGTGGTAATTCGATAACCTGTTTCGCCTTTTTTATGAGCATTATCCAATAATTCATCGTGTGTAATTTTAAGTACAGGAGCAACTTCACACTGGACTAAAATTTTATCTATCGATTTTGCTTGACTTTCATTTAGTTCTGCAATGTATTTTCCAGATGTAGTAGATGAAGTTTGTACATCTATTTTGTTTATCGCTACTCCAATAATTGCTACCATTGCAATAAAAACTAATACAACAGTTAGGCATCCGTGTCCTCTTTTTTGAGTGACTGGTGGTTGTGATACTGACGTTTGCATTTTCATAACAGTAAATCCTCCTATAAATTTATTTATATAATTCAAGCACACCAAGTGGCTCAAAATATATCAAATAGTTGTTCTGTTTAGTATATAAACCATATTTTTCATGAAAATAGTCCAAGCATTCTTGCAAAAATTCTTCTGTTACTCCCAGACGTTCTGCAATTTCATATCTGCTTCGGCATCCATCTTTATATGAATCCACTAAATCCGATAGGGAAACCATTTCATTGTATGCCCAGACTCGTGCTCGTCGTTCTTGCTTTCGGTTTTCTGTTTCTTTCTGATCTGTAATATTCCCTACAGTAGTGAAATGGTGTCCGAGTTCTTCGGCCAGGATACAAGCTTTTTCTGAATCAGCACATATATCTTGATTGAGTGCGATGGTTCCATCACAATACAAACCTTTGAAACGATCGCTGGTGAATGGGTAGTCTACAATGTCAACATCTATATCAGAAGCGGTCTGGCATAATTTTTCAAATTTATTCATTATAATCACCTCCACCGCATTCTAAACTATGTATTGTCCAATAAAAAGGACTATTTTCTTTTGGACTTGACAAATTCTGCAAATGCTTTGATTTCATCAAGTTCCTCTGGTGTGTATTCATCACCGTCAAAATGTGCAGCAATGGTAGTAGGTTTTTCTATTTGTTCATCAGAAAATAAATAAGAAGTTGTTGTATCTAATGCTTTTGCGAATGAGGATATTTTACTTTGTGGTAAATCTACTTTACCAGCTTCAACTTTTGCAATAGCCGTTTTATCTTTGTATCCAACTTTTTCTGCTAGTTCAGACTGAGACATTTTTTTTGATTCACGAAGCCCTTTTATCCGTAAACCCATACTTTCTTGGGTATTCATGCTGTCCACCTGCCTTTCTTATATAGAATAATAGCACGAAAATGAATTTTATTCAACATTTTTATAAAAAATAGTTGACAGAGATTCAACTGTAGAGTATTATGATAACAGGGTTGAATATAAATCAACCAGAAAGGAGATGAAAACTTGACAGATACAGAAAAACTGAATGATGCTATTTCAGAATCTGGGATCAAAATTACAGCAATTGCCAATAAACTTGGTATTTCAAGGGAGGGTTTTTACAAAAAACTTAATAATGAAACAGAGTTTAAGGCATCGGAGATATCTGCAATGCAGAAGATTCTAGGTTTAACAAATAGGAAGAGAGATGAGATTTTTTTTGCTCAAAAGGTTGAATTAAAATCAACCTAATTACAACAGAAAGGAGAGTGAGAACGTGAGCAAGAAAAAAGAGTGGTTGTTATACGCAGTTGTGTTTGTTATCGGCTGGTGTATCGGAGAGATGTTAATGAAGTTGTAAATGATGTTGTTCGGCAACATCTTCTAGTGCTTCATTCAACAAATTATAATCATCCATAGTTTTCATTGAATATGAGTTAGATTTTAGTACCTTATATTCTTGATCTGTAATATACGGTGAGACAATTTCGATATTGTGTTCAATGCGGGATGCAGTCTGCGAAACCTGTATATCAGTTAAAAGATCTATTGCCAAACAGAAAAGGATTATGGATTTAATGACGAATGGCATTGTATGAAAAGCTTTTTTCAGTTTTGGCATAAAGAGAAGCAGTAGGAACACAAATAAAAAAGCACGGAGTTCGATCGCAAGATATTCATTGCTGACTGATGATATTTTTGTCGCATACCAGCTGCCTATAAAAGATGAAACCTTTGCAGGTGCTGAAAAGACAATGTTAAACACACTGTGAAATAGGGGAGAGCAAATGAATTCCCATAGAAAAGATCCAGCGATTCCAATTGCTAGAGATGAGAGTATTGATACAAATTTAGAATTTTTATTTTGTTTCATATTCATAACGTAATTCTCCTTTGGATTTATATAGGTGATTATAAATTATGAATATGAAGAAATCAACCGCAACAGAAAGGAGAGTGAGAACGTGTGGATTTCAAAGAAAAAATGGAAATCACTTGAAGAAAGAACCGCTGACCTTGAAAAGCAAGTTCAAAGCCAGCAGAAAAAAGTAGATGCCATTTGTGATTTCCGGCTAGAAAGACAAAAATTGCTTTCTAAAGCTGGTCCGAAGCATCATTGGGATTAGCAAAACCTATTCTTCTTGCGGGTTTAGTTTTATCTTCACGTTCAACAGATGTGAGTAAGAAATTGAGTTGGCTGGCGTGCTGAATTAATTGGGACTTTTTTCCATTTACTAAACCATAAAAATAGAGGATATCAGGGTTTTGATAACCGAGACTTGTGACAATCATGGTGACTGATGTCCCGAATGAAGTTAAACGGAGCGCAATTTCATGATCATCATCAAGGGATGCTTCAAAATTATGAATTTGCTCAAGAATTTTTTCGTATTTCCAGTCAGCCAAGTCATAATTACGAATGGTAATTGGTTCAATAAAATTATTCATATGAAAATTTCCTTTCATAATACTCGGACGCGGCAATGTCCTGTAAGGAAAGAATAGCACGGATTATGGAGGACAACAAGGGTAGAAAATTAGGCTACAAAAATAATATTTCATATTAAACATAAGGAGATGAGTAAATTGAAATCGCCATCAACGAATGAGATCCAGTTAGCTATGGATTGCACAACACAGCACATTAGAGAGTTTTTGGCACAATCGACAAACGGAGAGATCGCGGATCTGGGAAAAGTGTGCGGTAACTGTGAGATATGGGAAGCAGGAAGATGTAAAGATTTTGACTGGCTCAAAAACCTTGATCCGATCATAAGCCAGTCAAGCGTAAAAATATCGGTGTGCAATGCAGGGGACACTAATCGTGGATAGCAACAGGAAGACTGTTATACGCGGAACATCCACCATATTGATCTTTTAAATCAGGTGGACATTCATCACACATGGGACATTCATACGACATTTTCTTGTAGTTTTTCTGTAGAGTTCCCATAACAGGTACATAACAATAGTCGACCGATATCTGTTGGGATCGTTTGGTATAAGGACAATTTACATCAATTATTTTGATCATCTGGAATAGCTCCTTTCATAATACTCGGACGCGGCAACGTCCTGTAAGGAGATTATATCACAAATGGAAGATTCAGAAAATTAAGAACCACGTACAGGCACAGTTAATAACCTATTAACAGGAGGTGGGCTTATGGCAAGATATCCAAAGAAAGCTACATATAGAACCTTTGTGATCGATTCTAAAACCGGTGAATGGAAACAAATTGATCCAAAGGATATACCTCAGAACAAAATTGATGAGTTGTGTGACAAGTTTGCGCTTGGCGCAGGTTATAAGCGCGTAGAGTAGCCACTGCGGTGGCTGTGCGGACAAGCTATAAAGGAGAAAACATGAAACAAAGAGCTTTTGAAATAGGAGTCGCAATTATGATGTTTGGTGCAACTGCGATGGACTCGGAAGGAGTTGGCTGGATAATTGCCGCAGGAATGGTAATTGCTGGCGCGGTGATCGCACATGTGGCATACACACTCGAGAGAGTGGAAAAAGAGCGGAAGGAAACCGAGCGTCGCATACAGCAGCTACGGAAAGCCAGTTGAAAGGAGAAAAATGCACATCAGTGGAATAAAGCGTATGTATCCGCAATATCCGAATGAAGCTTCGAATCTCACGTACCCGCGAAAGGAAAAGAAAAATGATGGGGATTTCAAGGAAGTGTTGGATGTGGAAATAAAAAAGATGGAATCAGCCGACCAAAGCAATGATTCCATCTAATTGGGGGGGTGTTTCTCTCTCGGGAAACAAAAGAAAAATAAGCATTAAAAATGCTATGCTATTATTTTACAAAAAATATATTTAATGTGCAAGTGGAAAATATGAATTTAAGTCAGATTGAATCCCTTGTAAGTGCGTATTTGCACTGCAAGGATGCAGAAAAGATTCTGAATAATGCAGGATCATTTATTTACACCGAAGCAGCGTGTCCGCTTATGGACGAGCCGATGGAGCAGATCTATGCGGCACTGATAGACGGACAGGATGATGAGACAGCGGACTGGATCTATGACCTGCTGCAAAAAGGTGAAGCAAAGGCAATCTATGATCTGCTGCAGGAAGGAGCCGACAATGGAAACGATCCCGGATAATTATGATTTCTTCCGGATGCATGAGGATGAGCAGGACGAATGGCTGGAACAACGGCCGGTGTGCGTCTGCTGCGGGGATCATATACAGGCTGATTATTGCTATGACGTTGGCGGAGAAATCTACTGTGAAGATTGTATGGTTTCATGCTTCCGGAAGGTGGTGTGATGTATTACAGACCCTGCCCCTATTGTGGGGCACATCTTGATCCGGGTGAACCATGTGATTGCCTGGAAAAGAAAAAGGAGAACAATAAAAATATCCTTGCAGCATATAGAAGTGGCAGGGACGGACAGATGGAAATGAAGTTGGAGGAACTATTAAATGCAGGACATTAATTTTTTAGTGGAACAAAAAAATGGAACGATTGGTATGAATTTTGATGAGGTCAAGGAAACGTTATCAAATGGATTGGAAGAATACAGACATATGACCTTTACTGAAGATTCCAAGACCGAAGCAAAGAAAACAGTAGCGAGTTTGCGAAAGCTCAAAAAAACAGTTAATGACAAGAAAAATGAAGTTAAAAAATCTTTTATGGTTCCGTATACGGATTTTGAGACCAAAGTAAAGGAACTGGATAAGTTGATTGATGAGCCAATTAATTTCATCAATGCGCAGGTGGAAACATTTGAACGTAATCGCGTGGAAGAAAGGAAAAGGCTGATTTCAGAAATTTATGATGAAGTTATTGCGGAGAATGAGGCTGTTGCTGAATATTTGCCATTACAACGTATTTATGACAGCAAGTGGGAAAATGCCACAACTACAAAGAAAGCGATTAAAGAAGCTATCACGGAGCATATCGAGCATGTAGAGAAAGATCTTGCAACTATCCGGGCAATGGAATCGGAATTTGAGGATAAAGGGTTGGAAAAGTACAAGATCACGTTGGAATTATCAGATGCTATCGGAAGCATGAACCAGTACCAGAAGCAGAAAGAAGAAATTATTAAGCATCAGAAAGAAGATGAAGAACGTAAAAGAGTGGAAGCAGAACGGAAAAAGGAGGCTGAACAATTGATTGTGCCTACCGCTCCGGAAGTACCGAACGAATTATTTACACAAGAAAAAGAAGAATTCGTAAAACCAAAGCCTTGCACAGATACAATCAGATATGAAGTGACTGCAGATCCATTCCAGGTCGTGCAGCTTGAATCTGCTATGCGTGAGTATGGTATTGAATTTCGGAGGGTATAAGAATGGCAGAAGCGGCAAGAAAGAAAATGAATATTTACGAATCCATATCTAAATGTATGGAAGAAATCGGAGCGGTCAGTAAGGATGCTGTGAATAAGCAGCAGGGATTTAAATATCGTGGTATTGATGCTGTGATGAACGCAATCAATCCAGCTTTGGTAAAGAATCATGTATTTATTGTACCGGAAGTGCTGGAACAGCAGAGACATGAACGAACGACAAAGAATGGTTCGGTGTTGATTTATTCCATTTGCAGGATAAAATACACTTTTTTCGCTGAAGATGGTTCCTGTATAGAAGCAGTGACAGTTGGAGAAGGAATGGATTCCGGAGATAAGGCAACCAATAAAGCTATGGCGATTGCATTTAAGTATGCGTGTTTTCAGGTGTTCTGTATCCCGACAGAGGAGATGAAAGATCCAGATGAAGAAACGCCCGAGCCGGTTACACCACAGTTTGTTCCGGCATCCGCAGAGCAGATGCATAAGATGGGAGAGTTTGTGTCCGCGTATGCAGAAATGTGTGAAGATGCCAAAGAATCGGATATATGGGGAAAGTTAAAAGAAAAATATCATTTCAATGGGACAAGCGAAATTTCGGCAGAAATGGCAGAAAAAATAATTACGCAAGTTGAGGTTTGGCATAAGAGAAAGAAAAATAAAATAGAGGGTGCTTGATGGAACTTACAGGGAAAGCAGTTGGAGCTTCACTTGATTTTGACACAAAACATTTTCGGATCACATTCGAGGTCAATGAAAATGATGTGGTAAAGAATGAATATGATAAGCTCAAAGGATATGAAAAACTGAAAATTAAAGCGGTCAGATACACACAGCGAAGATCATTAGACGCCAACGCATATTTTCATGTTCTTGTTGGTAAGATTGCGGATGTACTGACCATATCTAAGGCAAAGGCTAAGAATGTGCTGATTTGTAAATACGGGCAGCCCCAGTTGTTACCGGATGGAAAAATTATGGTATACAAAACGAATGCTCCCGAAGCATTTATGTGGGAGCAGGAAGCAATCCATTGTATTCCTGTTAAGTATGAGGAAAAAGCCACATTTTATAAGGTGTATCGCGGGAGCCATACATATGACACAAAAGAAATGTCGCTTTTAATAGATGGAACAGTAGCGGATGCGAAAGAACTCGGAATAGAAACTATTACACCTGCGGAGATTGCAGAGATGAAAGAGCGGTGGGGTGTATGAAACGGCTGTGGAGTGTTTTTACGAACGATATGGATCATTGTTATTTTACCGGTATTGCCCCAGTAGAGAGACACCATATATTTGGGGGAAATCCTAATAGGAAGAACAGTGAAAAATATGGATTTGTTATTCCGCTTGCACCTGATCTTCATCCGAATGGCGTACATGCCGGAAAAGATGCTGTAGATATTGATTTGAAACTCAAGCAGATGGCACAGATGTATTTTGAAGAACATTATGGTACCAGAAAAAAATTTAGAGAAGTTTTTGGAAAGTCGTGGTTATAGGTTGAAACACCTGCCGCAAGGCAAAAGAAACCGTTCATGCAGAAAGCCAGGATCTCTGGTGCCGATGGGTGCCAGATGGAAAGGAGAAATGATTGAATCAGTTAGAGATTTTTAAAAATAGAGAATTCGGAGAAATCCGGACGGTGGTTATAAATGCAGAACCATGGTTTGTAGGAAAGGATATTGCAGAGGTTTTGGGATACAGCAATTCCAGAAAGGCAATATTGGATCATGTAGATGATGAGGACAAGATAGATGGAGTAACGATTCGTGACTCCATCGGCAGAGACCAGGCAGCGGTTGTTATTAACGAATCCGGTTTATATGCTTTGATTTTCGGAAGCAAGATGGCAAGTGCAAAACGCTTTAAGCATTGGGTAACATCCGAAGTATTACCGCAGATCAGAAAGAATGGTTCCTATCAGAATCGGTTGACACCAGAAGAAATGATGAGGATTCAACTTGGAATGGTGGATGATCATGAGAACCGTATCGAACATCTTGAAAATACCATGACGATTGATTATGGTCGGCAGCAGGAATTAAAGAAAAGTGTAAATAAAAGAGTGATCGAGGTTCTTGGAGGTAAGAAAGCACCGGCATATAAGGAAATGAGTAAAAAGGTATTTACAGAGTGTAATCGTGACATTCAGGATTATTTTAGAGTCAACTCCAGAAACAATATTCCTGTATTACAGTTTGATGCTGCAATCAGTTATGTTGATGCATGGAATCCGAGCAATAATACAATTCTTGAGATAAGAAGCTGTAATGCTGGAATGGGTGGTGCAGATGGAGTATAAATTTACAATTCCGTTGAGACCGATCACGAAAAAGAACAGTCAGCGGATTATAAAAGATGGATCGGGAAAAGTTCGGATCATCCCGTCCGCAGCTTATAAGAAATATGAAAAGCAGTGTGGAACATGTATTCCGCATATTCAAACCATTGACCGGCCGGTGAATGTAAAGGCTGTGTATTATATGCCAAATCGCCGCAGGGTAGATCTCATAAATCTGCATGAAGCTTTGCATGATATTTTGGTGCATTACAAGGTACTGGCAGACGATAATTGCAAGATTATTGTTTCAATGGATGGAAGTTATGTGGATGTAGATAAATGGGAGCCACGAACTGAGGTAACAATTACAGAAGTAGAAACGGGGTGATGGCTTGGCAGAAAAGAACAGCTTCGTCATGTATACAGAGTATTTAAAGCATATCCAGAAGATGGACATGGAGCAGCGAGGGAAGCTGTTCACTGCCATCCTATGTTATGCGGCAGGCGAGGAAATACCGGAACTGGACGCTGCGGCAGATATGGCATTCAGCTTTATCCAAGATCGAATGGATCGGGATAATGCGGCATACATGGAGAAATGTGAGAAACGTAGGGAAGCCGGCAAACTTGGCGGCAGACCGAAAACAAATGCTTCTGATGAAAACCAAACAAAAGCAAAAAAAGCAAATGGTTTTTCTGAAAAGCAAAATAACCCTGATAATGATAATGAACCTGATAATGATACTGATATTAGTAGTAATGATAATAGAGTTATAGCACCTGCGGATAAAACGCTTTGTGCCGGAAAATTCCTCTTGAACGATGGAACAGAATACGAGGTGTCGGAGAACGACGTGGTTACATACCAGCAGCTCTATCCGGGGATCGACGTTAGACAGGAGTTGAGGAATATACAGGCATGGTGTCTGTCCAACTCTAAATACAGGAAAACAAGGGGTGGTGCAAAAAGGTTCATGAATTCATGGCTGTCCCGGTCACAGAACGGAGCACGGAAAGAACAGGCTGTGCCGGAAAAGAAAACCCGGAACCGGTTCAATGATTTCGAACAGCGTGAATGTGATTATGCGGATTTGGAAAGAACATTGCTCAATACACCGGTCCGGTAGGTTGAAACACCGCCCGTAAGGGAAAAGAAACTTTTGCAAGTGCGGAAATAGTTATCACGGCCATGTTCTTAACTTGCCAACACCGGGGCGGCAATCGCCCCATTACCAAAAGGGGTGAGAGAAATACATAAAAGCAATAAGGACAAACGTCTGGAGCGTGAAAATATAAAGCTGATCGGGCAGATCCAGGGTTATGAGGATTCCAAACCGGAGCACCGGGACCCGAAAGCGTACAAGAAATTTAAGGCAGAGCCTACTTACTATGGCAGTGGACGGATGTGTAGCTATGGTGACAAGACGAAGGTTTGCGATCTAGGCTGTATATTTTGGAACACATGCGTTAAAGGGCGGCACAGAGAGGAGGCGTAGAAATGGGAGTTTTGCTTGCATTATCAACCTTATTTATATGGGGTCGGCTGGTTAATATTGATTACGACCTAAAAGATATCAGCAAAGAGCTGAAAAAGATGAACGAAAGGAGAAATGATGGGAGATAGATATTTATTCCGCGGAAAGCGGATTTAAAGAAAGATAGTTGTTATGAATGCGCACAAGGCACAGACAGCCCGTTTAGTTGTGAATATGGGGGATGCAGAGTTGCGAAAGCTACTAGAGTAGCAATCAAGGCACTTGAAGAAGTAGAACAGTACCGAGCAATCGGCACACCGGAAGGATGCTTGCGGAACAAGGATTTCTTGCGATTCCTTGCCAATTCGATGAATCAGAAAAAGTATGAAACTTATCTGGGGATATATAACGCGGTGGAAAAGGATGGACGTGATGAAGAATGAGTAAGTCCATCATGTATAACGAAAAGAAAGGCACTATCACAAGAAGCACCGGATAGTGCCTTAAAGTTAAAACTTGTGTCTGTGTTTTATAGTGGCGCTAAGTATACCAAGTACCAAAAGAAAGAGTAAAAAAGGATTTTTAACAATACACTTCATAACAATGTAAAATCCTTCAAAAATACCAGAAAACATTGAGAAGAATAAGGGCACTTGGTTTAAAAATTCAGATATCATATTTTCACCTCCAATCTTTTTTAGGATAACATGGATGGTGTACGAAAAATAGGACAGAAAGGAGTGAGAGGTTTGCTGGCCAGCGTTAAAGAGCTCTTTACTCCAAAAACAAATGGAATCAGTACAAGATAGGATGAAGCGACTTGGAGCTTATGAGAAGATTGCTTCATTCATGCAAAAGGAAAAGCAGGATTACAGTTTTAAAAGAAAATATGCACAGATCAGAGCGGAAGAGTTCAGATCAGAATGTGATCGTAGAGAATTGAACTGCCATGTATCAGTTGGAGGTTTGGACAGCATCATATTGTATATGTTCCTTCATGAAGTGTGTCATATCGATGTACCAGGTGTATCAGCATCTACACTCGAGGATGCAAGCATTCAAAGAGTACATAAGGCAATCGGAATTATAAATGTGCCGCCACTCATGCGGGATGATGGTACACGATGGACAAAGCCAAAGGTTATACGGGAGTTTGGCTTTCCGGTCATATCCAAGGAGATTGCAGGAAAAATCGAGTTGCTGCAGAATCCAACCAAGAAGAATAAGACAGTCAGACACGCGATCATAACGGGAGAGACCGGGGAATACGGCGGCTGGCAGAAGAATTCGAAGATGCAGCTTAATCAGCGGTGGTTGAAGCTGTTCGGTGGGTATGAAAATGAAACCGAAGGATGCGACTTTCAAAAGCCGGATTTTCTGGTATCAGCGAAATGCTGCTATTACCTTAAAGAAAAGAATTGTGATGACTGGGGAAAAGAGCATAACAGTGTGCCATATTTAGGATTGATGGCATCCGAGGGTGGAAGACGTGCCAAGAGCCTGCGGATGAATGGATGCAATTACTTCGGGGCATCTACGATTAGATCAGCGCCGTTTGCAATCTTCCACCGGCAGGACATTCTTACGCTTGCCTTGGAGATGGATGATCTCTGGAAGAACGGATTAAAGGAAGAGTATCGTGATGCCGGACTTGAAACAGGGCGAATAACAGAATGCTTCCAGATGCCGGAGTCTTTGATACCAGAGATTTACGGCACAATCGAGAGAAAGCCGGACGGAACGTTGTATACGACAAAGGCACAGCGTACCGGATGCAGTATGTGTGGCTTTGGAATCCACATGGAGAAACGACCGCATAGATTTGATTTACTGTATGAGAGCAATCCGAAAGAGTGGGATTATCTGATGTTCCATATGTGTAAAGACAGAGATGGGAACGACTATGGATGGGCGAAAGTGCTTGATTATATTGGTGTCGGCTGGGATCCATCAACAATCGGAGATAACTGCAAAGGGCAGATATCATTGCCATTAGATCAGATGGTTTAAAAACAATGATTTGATGAATTTGTTGCATAAAACATAACATAAATAAATTTAAAGTGCGTTATTGTAGATATGTGCACGGAATATCAGAAAGGAGCCGAACCTCCGGCCGGGGTAACGATATATCGGGTTCCTTTTGAAAATGACATATAAAGAATTTTTAGAAACAAAGATTGAACTTGCAACAGAAAGCGGTTTTGTTGTGGATACTAAAAAAGTCAACAAGGTATTGAAACCGCACCAGAGGGATGCTGTGGTGTGGGCACTGAAAGGCGGCAGACGGGCATTGTTTGAGTCGTTCGGACTTGGAAAAACTGTGCAAGAATTGGAATTTTGCCACCTTGCAGCAGAACATAAAAAGGGTAGAGCTTTGATTGTGCTGCCACTTGGCGTAAAGCAGGAGTTTACACATGATGCTGTGAAAGTGCTCGGATACGAAAAGCCAGAATACTGCCGGACAATGGAAGAAGTTGAACAAAGTACAAGTCAGATTGTGCTGACGAATTATGAGCGTGTTCGTGATGGGGATATTCGGCCAGATTATTTTACAGCAACAGCACTTGATGAAGCCAGTGTTTTAAGGAGTTTCGGAAGCAAGACTTATCAGACATTCTTGGATAAATTCAAGAACGTTCCGTATAAGCTGGTAGCCACGGCTACACCATCACCAAACAAATACAAGGAACTGATTCATTATGCCGGATATCTGGAAGTGATGGATACCGGGCAGGCGTTGACGAGATTCTTCCAGCGCGACAGCACCAAGGCAAACAATCTGACATTATATCCAAATATGGAAGATGAATTTTGGATGTGGGTGTCAAGTTGGGCGCTTTTTATCACGAAACCTTCAGATCTCAATCCGGTATATTCCGATGAGGGATATGATCTGCCGCCGCTTGAAGTAAGATGGCATGAATTGCCGGTGCATTATGGCGATACTGCAGATCGTGACGGCCAGATGCAGTTATTTCAGGAAGCTGCCGAGGGATTGAAAGAAGCTGCGGCAGTTAAAAGAGAAAGCATTGACCGCCGTGCAACAGAAATGAAAAGGATTGTGGAAGAATCGCCGGACGATCATTTCTTGTTGTGGCATGACCTGGAGAATGAACGGCATGCGATTAAGAAAGCACTGCCAGAGGTGGTGGATATCTACGGATCGATGGACTATGACCTGCGGGAACAGCGGGTAATTGATTTCTCGAATGGACGGACAAAATTATTTGCCACAAAGAAATCATTGTCCGGATCTGGATGTAACTTTCAGAGATATTGCCACCGGGAGATATTCCTTGGAATTGATTATGAGTTTAATGATTTTATCCAGGCGGTGCACCGGTGCTACAGATTTTTGCAGAAAAAACCGGTTGTGATCGACATTATTTACATGGAAAATGAGCGGCAGATCAAGGAAGCGTTGCTTGAAAAATGGAAGAATCACAATCACATGGTCGCAAAGATGATCGAGATTGTAAAGAAGTATGGTCTTAACTCGGAAAATAAGACACAGCGGTTAGAAAGGAAGATGGGCGTGGAAGGTAGCAGAGAAGAGAGAACAGTGAGAGGAAACCATTATGAAGCGGTATATGGGGATTGTGTAGAGGAAACCCGGGCAATGGAAACAAACAGCATCGATCTGATACATACCTCGATTCCATTCGGTAACCATTACGAGTACAGTGCCAATTATAACGATTTCGGGCATAACCAGAACACGGATCGGTTCTTTGAGCAGATGGATTTCCTTACACCGGAACTGCTTCGAGTGCTTAAGCCGGGGCGTGTGGCAGCAATCCATGTTAAAGATCGTGTATTATTTGGAAATGCAACTGGTACCGGGATGCCAACTATTGAACCATTTCACGCACAGTGCATCAGCCATTACATGAAGCATGGATTTCAATATTTCGGCATGATTACGGTCGTGACCGATGTAGTCCGTGAGAATAACCAGACATACCGCCTTGGATGGACGGAGCAGTGCAAGGACGGTTCCAAGATGGGTGTAGGATGTCCGGAATATATACTATTGTTCCGTAAACTTCCTACAGACAGAAGTACAGCTTATGCAGATGTACCGGTAAAGAAATCGAAAGAGGATTATACAAGAGCACAGTGGCAGATAGATGCACATGGTTATTGGAGATCATCAGGAGACCGACTGATCAGCAAGGAAGAGCTCAAAGATTTTCCGGTTGATAGCTTACAGACAGTGTACAGAGAGTACAGCCGCGGCAATGTATATAACTATGAGGATCATGTGAAACTTGCGGAAGATCTGGATAAGGACGGAAAGCTCCCGGCAACATTTATGGTTGTAGCTCCGGGATCATGGAATCAGTTGGAAGTATGGGATGATATCAATCGGATGCGTACCCTTAACACCACGCAGAGCCGCAGACGCGCTCAGATGCACGTATGCCCGTTACAGTTGGATATCGTGGAGAGAATCATCAACAGATATAGCAATGAGGGTGATACGGTCTATGATCCGTTTGGTGGTCTTATGACAGTTCCAATGACAGCGGTTAAGATGCACCGGAATGGTAAAGGATGCGAGCTGAATCCGGATTACTTCCGGGATGGTGTCGGCTATTTGCAGGCAGCGGAGAATGAAGTGGACGAGCCGACATTGTTTGATTTTATGGAGATACCGTCATGAAAGAAGAAACGCCGGAGAAAAAAGTAAAGTCATATAGTGAGCAGATCCGGAAAGAAATAGGACAATGGAAGGACATAAACCAGAACGGGTGCAATGATCCGTTCTGGCCGGATGGCTGCAATATGAATCTCGTGAGAAACCATATCCTCTATTATCAGAGAAAAATTTCAGAAATCTGCACGGAAAAGAATTTGCCATATCCAGAAGTATACTATTTTTCAGTACCTCCAGAGGTTGACAACTTCTATATGGCGAATCTGAAACAGAGAGATCGTGTTAAGCGGATATTTTACGGTGGGCATGTACCGGCGCGAAAAAAGTATTTGTATGATGAGATGCAAATATGCTTGTTTTAGAGGATTGAAATTAAGGAGAAAACAGATGGAATTAAAAGAATTTGCAACAATGTTAAATGGAAGAGAATACGGCTGTCCACAGTTTACCCAAGAGGAACTGAGGATAGCAAAAGATAATGGATTTGTTATTGTGAGTGGTGCATCGGATGATCTGGTGGAACTTGAAGGGGCAATTACTGATGAGAGAGGTTGTTGGGAAGGTGGAACAATTTCTGTGAAAGCAATCCCCGATGGTGGAATTGTACATAACTGTGAGAGATCCAATACTTTCAGTTTTGATGTTAAGTGGTGCAAGGACAAAGACGAGAATGGGAATGTTATTCCGTGGACGTATGATGTCCAAATCGAACATGAAGATTTTATGATCTGCGTTGATGGAGAACCGTATTGTAGGGGCTTTATATTTAAAGTGGTAAACGAGTAAGGCTACCGAAAAATATGAACATTGACAATTGAATATTGAAAGACGGAGCTGTATAATTTATATATTATTTTATGGGAGGAACATTATTTATGGCAAGAATATCTGAATATGTGGATGACAATTGGGACATGAGTGAAGATACAAAAACTTGCATGTTTTGTGGAGAACATTTAGAAAAAGGTGGATTTTGGGTAGGAGAAAAAGAAGTTGGATGCTGTAAAGAATGTGCGCCTTGGTTAATTGCGCTATTTCTGGATACAATGTTGGATTATGGGGAATTAGATTTGTCAAAGCCTATGGATACATACGAGAAAGTAAAAGGGTATTGTAAAAAGCAAATTAATAAGAAAACCGGATTATTGATGCAAAATTTAAAAAGACAATCAGAAGAAAGATAAAAAAATACCAACCGTCAGATACGATGGTTGGTATTTTTTTACGCAAAATTGAAAGGGGGATGCCTGTGGACGAAAAAGAAGTATTCGAGATTTGCAACCAGGTAGACAGCTTCATTGCGGAATATCTGACTGAATCCATCGTGATCGGGACAAGCTACGATATGCTGGAAGCGCACCACGGCATTCTCCCGATCAGCAGGAATTGCTTTTACAGGAGGCGGAGGATTGTTCAGCGGATTATGAAGCAGAGGCTGGGGCGGATAGAGGAAGAAAAGGATGGGCAGTTGAGGATGGTGTGGTAGAAAAAATTGCTTTTAAGCAGCAATATCGACAGATTTTGAAAATAAGTATGCGGTAAGGTTAACGATTGAAAGGAGTCTAAAAAAAGTGTATAATTGGGAAAAAGATATGTACTGGGAGGAGAAAACAACTATGAAAGTATTTGTAAGTTGGTCGGGAGAATTAAGTAAAAAAATCGCTGAGGAATTAAAAAAATGGATTCCATGTATAATTCAATCTGCGACAGTATTTTATTCTTCAGAAGATATTGAAAAAGGAGAACGCTGGAATGCTAAGGTATTAAGTGAGTTGGAAGAGACAAATTATGGAATAGTTTGCTTGACACAGGAAAATGTAAATGCGCCTTGGATAAATTTTGAAGCGGGTGCCTTGGCGAAAAATATTGCGCAATCAAAAGTTTCAACATTATTGATTAATCTTCAGCCCTCGGAAGTTAATGGACCGTTATCTACATTTCAAGCAACAACTATATCAAGCAAGGAAGATTTTTGGAAGTTGATTGAAGGAATAAACAATAGTTCAGAAGCGCCTGTAGATGAAAAAATATTAGAAACGTCATATAATGCGTTATGGGAACCTATAAATAATGACATTAATAAAATAATATCAGAATATAGACCTGCGGATCCTAAGAAGGGGAAAAATTCTGCAGGTCAAAGTTTTCAGGTGCTGGAAGAACTTGTTCAGTTAGTGAGAAACCAAAATATGTTATTAAATACACCGGAGGCATTGCTTCCGCCAGAATATATTCGTCAGATTAATGAAAATATGATAGATAAAAAAGATGTTAGAGATTTTACAATGAATATTCTGGATGAGATTAGAGCTTATGTGTTTGAAACTAAAGATTATGAGTTTGGGAAGCATGTGGGAGGGAATATAGCTTGGTTTATATCTCATAATGATTTGGGGAGACCTTTGTTTAATGAGGCTCGAGACTTTACGAAAAAATGTGATAAATCGTTGACTGTACAACGAAACACACAAAATAAAGTAAATATTCAACGAGAAATGGATGAAAAAAATAAGCAAGCAACGATTGAAGAAATTTTTAATATGTTTCAAAATGAGAAAAATGAAGAGAACAATAGTTGATAATAGACTAAAATATGTTTGGACATTTGTATACGTATAACAACATTGAACTTTTGAAATAAAATCATGAAAGCAACAGAGAAATCCGCAGTTGATAAAGCAACTGCTTTAAAGTGGATATATGGTATGGGCTCTTTTTAGAATGTAAATTGGTACAAATCCATGAAATCCTTATGTTAAAATTACTATAGAGTAGTAATTGAACAGGGAGGGAGAAGCGTGGAAAAAGAAAACGAACTGAAAAAGGAGTATCTGCGATCATATACACCAGCGGTCAGCGCCGCGCGCCGGATAGAGGAAGAAATTGAGCAGTTAAGAGCGAATAAGATGGCACCGGCACTTGTCATGGATGATATGCCACATGCCCATGATCAGAAAGATCTCTCTGACTACGCTGCAAAGTTGGACGAGCTGGAGAGGAAACTTATTAAAGCACGGTATGAGCGCATAGATCTATATGCAGATATATTCGCAGATATTGAGCGTTTAGAGGATGAGACAGAAAAGGCAGTATTGACATACAGATACCTTCGGAGACAAAGTTGGGAAGAAATCTGTGTAAAGCTTGGATATCAGTGGGCGCAGGTTCACCGAATTCATGCCAGGGCATTGAAACATTTCAATCCGACAGGTGGATATTATGAGATTTTGATCAAAAAAATGAAAGATGATACACAATGATACACTTATCTGTGGTATGATTGTAGCGTGAAAGAGCGTAAGAGGAAATGATTTCCCTTGCGCTTTTTTCGTCTTTTGACTACTGGGGCATCATGAAACACAGGGATGTCCCACTTCTCCCTATAAAAGAAACAGGCAGGTGATACTATTGGCAAGGAGTCCGAACCAAAAGGCAGAAAAAGCCCGAGAACTGTATAAGGGTGGAATGAAGCTGGTTGAGATTGCAAGTCAACTAGAGGTTCCTGCCGGGACAGTTCGGAGATGGAAAAGTACATACCATTGGGATAGCGAGCAACAAAACGAGCGTTCGGAAAAGAAAAGCGAACGTTCGGAAAGCAAAAAGAACGTTACGGACAAGGCTGTAGCTGATGAAGTCAAGCAGGTAATACAGAATACCGAATTGACCGATAAGCAACAGCTTTTTTGCATACATTACATCCGATGTTTCAATGCTACCAAGGCATACCAGAAAGCGTACGGTGTTGATTATGCGACTGCAGCATCCATAGGCTATCGTTTGTTGGAGAAAGATGGAGTAAAACAGGAAATCCATAGGTTGAAACAGGACCGTCTCAACAGAGAGTTCCTAAGTGAATCCGATGTATTCCAGAAGTACATGGACATTGCTTTTGCAGATGTGACTGACTTTGTAGAGTTTGGAAATGAGGATGTGGATGTGATCCTGGACACAGGAGAGCGAAAGACCATCACAGTAAGCCATGTCAATATCAAGAATGATGCGGACGTGGACGGAACGATCATTTCCGAAGTATCCAAGGGTAAGGACGGCGTAAAGGTAAAACTTGCTGACCGGATGAAAGCCTTACAGTGGCTTACAGATCACATGGATCTTGCCACCGAGAAGCAGAAAGCAGAGATTGCATTACTGAAAGCCAAGGTACAGACAGACGATGGCGAGGAGATTGCAGACGATGGGTTCCTTGATGCTCTGAACGGCACGGCTGCGGAGGACTGGGGCGATGAAGAGAATCAGTAAGATTAAGCGGATTTTCAAGTTCAAGCCATTTTCAAAGAAGCAGCGCAAAGTATTGAATTGGTGGTGCGAGGATTCTCCGGTTAAAGATAAGGATGGCATTATCGCCGATGGTGCTATCCGGTCCGGAAAGACAGTGAGCATGTCACTTTCGTTTGTTATGTGGGCGATGAGCTCATTTAATGGCGAGAATTTTGCCATGTGTGGAAAAACAATCGGTTCTTTTCGAAGAAATGTACTGTCTGGATTAAAGATGATGCTCCATAGCCGCGGTTATACCGTTGCAGATCATCGGGCTGATAATTTGGTTATTATCACAAAAGGAGATGTGACCAACTATTTCTATATATTTGGCGGCAAGGATGAAAGATCACAGGATCTCATTCAGGGTATTACCTTGGCTGGGGTCTTTTTTGATGAAGTTGCACTGATGCCGGAAAGTTTTGTGAACCAGGCAACCGGACGATGTTCTGTTGATGGTTCTAAGTACTGGTTCAACTGCAATCCGGATGGACCATATCACTGGTTTAAGACAGAATGGATTGATAAGAGAGAAGAAAAGCATCTGTTGTATCTGCATTTCACGATGGATGATAACTTGAGTCTGTCGGAGAAAATCAAGGCGCGATACCGCAGCATGTACACAGGCGTGTTCTACCGCCGGTACATCCTTGGGCTATGGGCGATGGCAGAGGGCATTATTTACGATATGTTCGACACTGCCAAGCATGTGCTTTCCAGTCTGAATAATCTGGTCAATGCGAACTATTATGTGTCGTGTGACTATGGTACGCAGAATGCAACTGTATTCCTGTTGTGGTGTAAAGAGCGCTCCGGGCGATGGGTATGCTGTCGCGAGTATTATTATTCCGGCCGTGATGAAGAAAGGCAGAAAACGGATAGCGAGTATGCGGATGATCTGGAACAATGGCTTGCCGGGATAAAACCGGTAAAGATCATCATTGACCCGTCCGCAGCATCGTTCATAGCAGAATTGAAAAAACGAGGTTATGCAATCAAGAAAGCAAAAAATGACGTACTGGATGGCATCCGATTTGTGGCATCCTTGTTGAATCAGGGAAAAATCGCAATCAGTGATCAGTGCCAGAACACAATTAAAGAATTTGGATCGTACATATGGGATCAGAAAGCATCTGAGCGTGGAGAGGATAAACCGGTGAAGCAGCACGATCATGCAATGGATGCACTGCGATATTTCTGCTATACAATTATTCGCAAGCCGGGAAGCATCGGTATTTTGAAGTGAGGTAACAATGGATATTGATACAATGAAACAACTGATAAAAAAATATGAGCCCGGTCATGCGGCATTTGTGACACGTGCAGATATAGCAGAACGTTATTACCGCAATGAGACGGACATACTGTTTCGTGATAAGCAGAAAAATGAGAAAAAAGAGGAACCCGACAATCCGCTGCGCAATGCAGACAACCGGATTCCCCGGAACTTCCATGGTCTGATCGTAAACCAGAAAGCATCCTATGCTTTTACGGCACCGCCGCTGTTCGATGTAGGCAGTATAGCGAGCAATAAGCGCATCACGGAAACCTTGGGTGATGAGTATGCCAAGAACTGCATGAAATTGTGTGTGAATGCTGCCAATACTTCCATCGGCTGGGTGCATTACTGGCAGGGCGATAACGGTTTTGAGTGGGCAGTTGTTCCGTCTGAGCAGATCATCCCGGTGTTTGACCGTAGCCTTAAACGCAGGCTGATCGGACTAATGAGGGTGTACCCGGACATTGACGATGCGACAGGTGACAATTATACCGTGTACGAATACTGGACGGATACAGAGTGTCAGGCATTCCGGCGAAGAGCAGGCGAGACACTTAATCTGCTGACATACTATGAAATGTTTGTTGATCCAGCCACCAGTGATATGGTTGCCGATTACCGGCATGATTTCGGAGAAGTACCGTTCATCCCGTTTTACAACAACAATATACATACAGACGATTTGCGAAACATAAAGCCGCTGATAGACGTATATGACAAGGTTTACAGCGGCTTTATCAATGATCTGGATGATATACAGGAGCTGATCTTTGTACTGTCTGGATATGGCGGTGAAGATCTGAATGGATTCCTATCTGATTTAAAAAAGTACAAGACCATTAAGGTAGATGGGGATGAGGGCGGTGCGGTGTCTACGCTGAACATTGAGATTCCGATTGAAGCCCGGAACAGTGTACTGGATGCAACTAGAAAGGCAATCTTCGAGCAGGGGCAAGGCTTCGATCCGCAGCCGGAGAACTTTGGTAATCAGTCTGGTGAAGCTCTGAAATTCATGTATTCGCTCTTGGAAATGAAAACCGGATTGATGGAAACAGAGTTCCGACTTGGCTTTGCTCGGCTGGTGCGTGCGATCTGCAAAGCGCTTGGCATTCAGTGCGGTACGATCATCCAGACATGGACCCGTACCTGTATCAAGAATGATACGGAGCAGGCGCAGATTTGCAAGGATTCCGTAGGAATTGTAAGTAAAAAGACGATTCTGAAAAATCATCCGCTTGTGGAAGATGCAGATGAAGAATTGAAGCAGATCGAAAAAGAAGAAAAAGAAGCGCAGGAAAAGGCTGATCTGTATTCTGGAGCATTTGTTAACAGCGGAGAAAACGGAGGTGGCAAAGATGGCAATGCCAAAGGCAACCCGAAAAATTCCGAAAATCAAGATAATCCGGGTGGAGATTGATATTGAGTTTGTAAATATCATGGGTAGACTTTTGATTCCATTCTTTTGGATTTGGGGCATTAGAGTGTTTAGTATAGAGATTTATAGAAAGAAATTCTATATGATATGTATTCCTAAGTTTTATTTTGTAAAATAAGGAGTTGTTGATGAAAAACGGTGCATATTGGAAAAAACGCTTCAAACAGATAGAGGAATCCCAGCATCAGCAAGGCCTGCGGTGCTACGCGGATATCGAAAAGCAATATCTCGTAGCGCAGCGGCAGATGGAAGCGAAAATCAATGCGTGGTATCAGCGCTTTGCAAAAAATAACGAGATTTCTCTTGTGGAAGCACGCCGGTCATTAAATTCCAGTGAATTGGATGAACTGAAATGGGATGTTGAGCAGTACATACGGTATGGAAAAGAAAATGCTATCAATGGACAGTGGATGAAGGAATTGGAAAATGCTTCCGCAAAAGTACACATCAATCGGCTGGAGGCGTTGAAGCTTCAAATGCAGCAGTCTTTGGAAGTGCTGTTCGGGAATCAGCTTGATAGTGTTGATTCTACAATCCGTGATGCTTATCAATCTGGTTTTCTCCATACTGCCTATGAGATTCAGAAGGGGATTGGAACCGGATGGAGTTTTACATCCCCGAATGATCGGCTGATTGATACAGTGGTCCATAAGCCTTGGGCGGCAGACGGGCAAACGTTTTCAGACCGGATCTGGACGAACAAACAGAAGCTGGTCAATGAATTGAACACCACCATGGTACAGAACATAATTACCGGGGCTGATCCGCAGAAGACGATTGATGCCCTGGCACGGAAGATGAATGTATCAAAACAGAACGCGGGCCGCTTGGTTATGACAGAACAGGCGGCTTTTTCCAATGCAGCGCAAAAGGATTGTTTTGCAGAACTTGGGGTGGAACAGTTTGAAATATTGGAAACATTAGATAGTTTTACATGCAGCCTTTGTGGTTCTATGGACGGGCAGCATTTCCCTATGAGTCAGTATGAAATTGGTGTGACAGCTCCGCCGTTCCATCCGAACTGCCGTGGGTGTACCTGCCCATACTTTGAAGATGATTTTGGAGTGCCGGGAGAACGTGCAGCGCGTGGTGAAGATGGAAAAACATATTATGTATCGGGCAATATGACATATGAAGAGTGGAAGTCCTCTTTTGCAGATGGTAACAATGCAGCGAAAGACCGGTTGGGGATTATCACAAACAATAATAAAAGCAACCCGAACTATTATGATTTCAAGGGTAAAAATGTGGATACGGTCGAGTCGGAAATCTGCAAGTTCGACCATGAGGTTGGAGTTATATTTGACAATGGGAAAGCGGTAAATTGCCAGTTGGGAAATGAGGATACTATAGAATTTACGAAGTATCAGCTTAAAATGATGAAAGGAAAAGATGTTACTCATAATCATCCATTGAGTACGCCGCCGTCCCCAGAAGATCTGTATCTGCTGGTAAATTATAAAGTCAAAAGTTTCAGAACCTGTGGGGAAAACGGTACATATGTGTTAGAATATAATGAACAGGTAGAAAAACTTCCAGATTTCAAGACATTTAGTGATACATATGACGAAATTATATATGAATTACAAGATAAATATTATGATGAAGTGAAACATGGAATGAAACAAGAGGATGCGATCATATTACTTGGAGAGGCTGCTTGGGAAAGATTGTATGAACTATATAATGTCAAACCTAGATTTGAAAGGCGGTAATTGTCATGAGCAAATATAAACCATTTGAAATAGATAGATATAAGCTGAATCTGTTTTGCGTATGTTTGAACTGCAGTAAATACAGAGGCTCAAGAAACGATTTTTCAAAATATTGTGATGCTTATCCCAAAAATCTTCCATCTGAAATTTGGAATGGAAAAAATGTAAAATGTCCGCATTTTGAAGAAAAGCAGGGGTGATAGTATGGTGAAACTTATAAAAACATTAGATGTTCAAAACGCATCATTGAATGTGATCACAGCTGGCAGACGGTTGCCACTTGCACAATTTACCGGGAAAATCGAAATTACAGAACACCAGAGTATGACACCTGTTCTTGGTAGAAGGTGTAAAGGAGAAAAGAAAATCTATGCATCATTCATTTTATGTCAGAATATTGAATATCAGACAGATGATGAGTTTAATGCAGGAAAAGTATATGAAGCAGTTGGAGATGTGCAGGGGGAGCAGTCTTGTGAAAGACTGATTTTCTCAGGACTTCGTTTTGAAGATATAGATCCGTTGAAAGGAACTGTGACACTTGAAGTGACAGATCTGGAACTGATCCGGAAAATGATAGAAATGTAAAATTGAAAGTTACCACCAGTCAGAAATGATATGGTGGTATTTTCATACCCAAAATCAATAATAACAGGGCAACCGGAAATCTATGAACCGAACAGCGCAGAGGTGACGCTAAGTAAGTTTCTCCGGCAGTCCTGTTTTTATATTGTCCGAAAGCCTTATGACATGAAAACTGCCGGCAGAAACCCGTATCAGGGAAATATTGATAAGCGTGGCTGCAAATAAAGCCAGAAAGGAAGTAACCCATGAAGTTAGAAGAATTGTTAGGAGAAGAACTGTATAAACAGGTCAAAGAGAAAATTGATGCGGCAAATGCGAATGAATCGGACAAGTTAAAGCATATCAGGTATGCAGATCTGTCAGAGGGCGAGTATGTCAGCAAAGGCAAGTATGATACCGCCGTGGCAGAAAAAGAGAATCTTGCCGGTCAGATCAAAACGCTTAATACTACGATCGGAGATCTGAAAAAGAACAATGCAGACAATGAGACATTACAGAACACCATTGCGGATCTGCAGACGAAGTTAAAAGATCAGCAGACAGCCAATGAGAAGATCTCAAAGACCTATGCGCTGAAAGATTCCCTCACAAAGCAGGGCGTACTTGATCCGGACTATCTGATCTACAAAGCTGGTGGACTTGACAAGTTCACATTTGACAAGGAAGGTAAACCGGTTGGTGTAGAGGATGCAGTAAAACCGTATAAGGAAGATAAGGCAATGGCGCATCTGTTCAAACAGGAACAGCAGAAACCACCATATCATCCACAGGGCGGTACCGGAGGAGCCGGAACTACAAATCCGTTCGCAAAAGAGACGTTCAATCTGACCAAACAGGGTGAACTTTTAAAATCAAACCCGGAGCAGGCGAAAGCAATGGCTGCAGCCGCAGGGGTAACAATTTAAGGAGGTAAATTTCTATGGCAATTACAAAAATTGCAGACGTGATCGTACCGGAGCTTTTTAACCGGTATGTAATCAACAGAACAATGGAGCTGTCCGCGTTTTTTAAGAGTGGAATCGTGGTAAACAGCCCGGAATTTGACACACTGGCAAGTGAAGCGGCCAGAACACACAATATGCCATTCTTTGAAGATCTGAATGGAGAATCGGAGCCAACACTTGAGGATGTGAAGATGACACCGGCAAAGATCGGTTCTAACAAAGATGTATCCACCACAATTCTTAGACAGAAGATGTGGGCTGCTACAAATCTTTCCGCGGCATTGGCTGGAGTTGATCCAATGAAAGCAATCGGTGATCTGGTAGCTGGTTACTGGGCGAGAGATATGCAGAAAGAGTTGATCGCGATCCTGTCCGGTGTGTTTGGAACCACTACCGCAGGAGATAGTGGAACACCGGCGGCAGAGACCAGAATGGCGGATCATATCCTTGATCTGACTATTGGAAAGACGGATGCCGCAAAGCAGATCAGTGCATCTGCATTTATCGATGCGTGCCAGCTTCTTGGTGATGCACAGGCGCAGTTATCCGGCGTAGCAATGCACTCTGCAACCAAGTCTTATCTGAAAAAGCTGAACCTGATTGAGACCGAGCGTGATTCTACAGATGTTGAGTTTGACACCTACCAGGGCAGACGTGTGGCCGTGGATGATGGTTGCCCGGTGGATGCTAAAAATGGTGTGTATACCACATATCTGTTTGGAAATGGAGCAATCGCATATGGAAATGGTTCTCCGGTCGGTCATGTAGCAACAGAGGTTGATCGCGACAAACAGACCGGTGGTGGTATTGATTATCTGATTAACCGTAGGGCGTTTATCCTGCATCCGAGAGGAATCGCATACACCGGAGCAAAGCGTGAACATGTGGAGACACCAACAAGAGCAGAGCTTGCAATGGCAGAGAACTGGAATCCTGTATACGAGCCAAAGCAGCTTAGAATCGTAGCGATCAAGCACAAGATCGGGTAGCCTATGGAGCTGGCAAAGTTAAAAGCACTACTTGGAATTGAGGGTGATTCTAAGGATGTGGTGCTTGAATTTGTCATTGCAGATGTGGAAGAAATCATTAAGAACTACTGTCATGTGGAGGAAATGCCGGATGGGTTGCAAAACACCGGCTACCGCATGGCAATGGATCTGTATCGGAATGAGAATATTGGAAGTGAGACGGGAGCTGTTGGTTCTGTCTCCTCAATTTCCGAGGGCGATACTTCTACATCATTCCGTCAGTATGTGGATGATAATTTCAAGGATACAGTGCTGAAAAATTATAAGTCCTCACTAAACAGATACAGGAAGGTGGCGTGGAAATGATCGCGGATGCAATCAAGCAGGCACAGGCACTTGCAAGGAAAGCCCAGGAAGCCACATATGATGGCAGATGTACGGTTATGGAGCATCAGAAATTGAAAGATCCAAAAACCAGAATTACAACAGAAAAAGATGTGGTGGTATTGGAAGATGAACCATGCCGCTTATCATATTCCAGTGTCAGTGCAGTGGATCAGACGGAATCAGTAGCAAAGACGGCACAGGTCACAAAGCTGTTTTTATCTCCGGACGTGCAGATCAAGCCGGGAGCAAAGATTACAGTAACACAGGCTGGTGTGACAAAAAACTATAAATGCGGCGGTGTGGCAGCAGTATATTCGACGCATCAGGAGATTGTGTTGCAATTATCAGAGAGGTATGCATGATGGGAATGGGAAGCGTGGATATGCGGGAGTTGGTAAAGCTACAGGAGAATCTTAAAAAACTGGAGGATGAAGCAAAACGGCAGCAGTTTTGTGAAGCAAGTGCGAAGAAACTTGCTGCCAGATTACTTACATATGTTATTAAACGTACTCCAGTTGGAAATTATTCTTATGAGGTCACTGCAACAGCAAAGCGTGACGGTAAAAAGCATAAAAAAGGTGAGCAGTATACTAAAAGGATAAATCCATCGGGAAGAAAAGGCGGTGTTTTACGCCGTGGGTGGATTTCAAAAACACCAGAAGAGGCTGCGAAAGGCGGAAGAGTTTCTATGGATGAAATACTTGCATATATAAATGGAGTACAGGTGAAAAAGTCTGGAAAGCAATACATAATTGAAATTAAGAATCCAACTGAGTATGCGAGTTTTGTAGAATTCGGACATCGAACAGCAAACCATAACGGATGGGTTAAAGGGCAGTTTATGATGACTATTTCTGAAAATGAAATCAAACGTATGGCTCCTGGGTTACTGGAAAAGAGACTGGAAGAGTTATTGGGAGGTACATTCAATGCTTAACAACGTGATAGCCGGGATAGCAATTGCCCTGAACCAAGAGTTTGGGGATGATTATGAAATTTATACAGAGGAAATAAAGCAGGACTTGAAAGAGCCTTGCTTTTTTATTACCCTCTTAAATCCATCCAAGACAGATTTCCCATCCAAACGGTATTTGATGGACAATCCATTTTGTATACAGTATTTCCCGAAATCGGAGGACAATCCGAATAGTGAATGCCGCGATGTAGCTGATCGTATGTTATGGGCGTTAGAGAATACTACGCCTTTGGATGCAGACAGGCCGATACGAGGGACGGACATGCATCATGAGATTACAGACGGAGTGCTGAATTTCTTTGTAAATTACAATTATTTCGTCCGCAAGGTAGAGACTCCGGCTCCTCTTATGGAAACTATGACAACAGTATTACATTTGAAAGGATAGGTGCGATATGGGTGAAACAAATACAGAAGTAAAACCACAGGTATCTGCGGATGTATTTACAAAGCAGCAGCTGGCAGAATCCAAACGCTATAAGAAACAGCGGGATCTGCTGGAAGCGTTGCTGGAAGATGGAAAAACATATACGATTGCGCAGGTGGATAAGATCACCGGTGATTATCTGAGAAAGGAAGTGAAGTAAATGGCATTTGGCGGAGGAACATGGATAACCCAGAACAAAGTGCTTCCGGGCGCGTATATCAATGTCGTAAGTGCGGGGATTGCATCTGCGGCATTGTCTGACCGTGGTATTGCCACAATGCCGCTGGAACTTGACTGGGGACCGGATGATACGGTTTTTAAGGTTACTACAGCGGATATGCAGAAGTATTCGAAAAAGATATTCGGATATAGTTATACCGACGATAAGATGAAAGGACTGCGAGATCTGTTTGCTGGCGGAACCTTGGTGCTGTATGCATACCGGTTAAACGGCGGCGGGACAAAAGCGTCCAATGATTATGCTACAGCTAAGCACACGGGGACACGCGGCAATGCGATCAGGATCTCCATAGCAAAGGACGTGGATGATCCAGAGTCGTGGAATGTAACTACATATCTTGATACGTCCAGAATTGAAGTACAGAATGTAAAAAAAGCGGCTGATCTGAAAGATAATGACTTTGTGACATTTAAAACAGATACGTTGGAACTTGCAGCAGTTGCATCGGCAGCACTGTCTGGTGGAACGAATGGTGTCGTCAATGGCGATGCGCATGCGGAGTATCTGGCAAAGGCAGAAGCCTACGGATTTAATACGATGGGCGTTGTGGTTACAGATGAGGTGACCAAGAGGCTGTATGTGGCATATGTAAAGCGTATGCGTGATGAAGTTGGTAAGAAGTTTCAGCTTGTGCTTTACAAGTCGGATGCTGACTATATGGGAGTTATTTCCACACCGAATAAAACGACGGACGAGGGCTGGCCGGAAGCATCCGCTGTATATTGGCTTACCGGGGTGGAATGCTCCACTGCGGTGAATAAGTCCTGCGAGGGCAGAGTGTACGATGGTGAATTTTCCATTGAGCCAATTGACAATGATCTGGAAGATTATATCAAAAAGGGACAGCTTGTGTTTGATAGAAATGATGATGAAATTGAGATTCTAAGTGATATCAATACACACATAACCATCACGGAAGATTGCAACGAATTTTTTTGCGACAATCAGACAATCAGGGTTGTAGACCAGCTTGCAAATGATGATGCACTGCTCTTTAAGACACGGTTCCGTGGGAAGTTCCCAAATGATGATCCAGGGCGGAACAGCTTGAAAAGTGGGCTGTGCGAGATCCGTGAAAAATTACAGAATTTGCGGGCTATTGAGAATTTCAAGCGGGATAATGTCACCGTGGAACAGGGAGAATCAAAGAAATCGGTAGTCGTTAATAATACGGTTGAAGTTGTAAATGCCATGAGTATTATGTACATGACTACAGTAGTGAAATAAGGGGGTGAAGTATAAATGAATAATGTGATGCTTGCAAAGGATTCTATCTCTGCAGCTCTTGCAGAGTGCTACGTGACAATTGGTGAACGTAGATACAATCTGATGACCGCAATCAAGCTTGAAGCGAATTTCAAGAAGAACAAGGCAAAGGTTCCAACTCTTGGCAAGACAGGAAAGGGAAATAAGTCGGTATCATGGGAAGGAACCGGATCTTGTACAATACATTATAATACGAGCATTTTCCGTAAAATGATGCTTGATTTTAAAAACACTGGTGAGGATGTCTATTTCGAAATTCAGATCACGAATGATGATCCATCCAGTGCTGCAGGATCTCAGACAATCACTCTTTTACAGTGCAACATTGACAGTGGAGTGCTTGCGAAATTTGATGCATCTTCTGACTCATATCTGGACGAGGATGTTAGCTTCACATTTGATGATTTTGATATGCCGAAAGAGTTTCAAGAAATTATTGGACTTGCAGCGTAATATTGCCCCTTATGTGTCTGGCATGAGGGGATTTTTTATAGGAAGAAAGGAGACAATGTATGTCAAATTTAAGCAGATTTTTAGCAAAAAACAAAATTAAAAGAGAGAACGGGAAGTATGCACCATCGAAAGCTTTTGTGGACGAAAATGGCAATCCTTTGGAGTTTGAGTTTCGTCCGATTACATCAAAGCGAAATGAAACAATGCGTGAGGGCCATACAAAAGATGTTCCGGTAGTTGGAAAGCCGAATATGTTCCGTCCAAAATTGGATACAACGGCATATATCAATGATCTGATCGCAGAGAGCATTGTTGAACCGGATCTTTACAATAAGGAACTACAGGATTCTTATGGAGTGAAGACACCGGGAGAACTTCTGTATGCCATGATCGACAACCCGGGAGAATACCAGGACCTTTCTGCATGGGTTCAGAAGTTCCAGGGATTTGATACTTTAGAGGATAAGACAGAGCAGGCAAAAAACTAATTGAGGAAGGGGATGCGGAAGCAAACTATGCATATTATGCATTGCACAAGCTCCACATTCTCCCTTCCCAATGGGTTGCTTTAGAAGAGGAGGAAAAGGCTTTTATTATTGCCTGTATAGATATAAGAATTGAAGCGGAAAAGGAAGAGGCAAAGAAAATAGCGAAGGAAGCAGAAGGGCGGTGATGATATGGCTACAATTACAACGGGAATACAGTTGGCAGACAATTTTAGCGCCCCTCTTATGCATATCATCAGTTCTGTGAATATGGCAATTTCTTCGATTTATGATATGGATCAGGCAATGAATGCTGGTGTGAATACGGCATCTTTGGAAGCTGCCCGGAATGAAATTGCACAGGCAACTGTAGCTGCGGAAGAATTCAATCAAACAATGCAACAGGCGAGTAGTCCGATCAATGATAATATTCGAAGGCAGGAACAATTTAATCAGTCATTACAAAACGGTGCAAGTGAATCATCGAATTTAGTTTCGGCAATTAAACGAATGGCAGGGGCGTACCTGAGTATTCAGACGGCTGGAAAAATTTTGGAGATGTCGGATGAGATCACACAGACCACTTCCAGATTAAATATGATGAATGACGGATTGCAGAGTACGGCCGATTTGTACAACATGGTTTATGTGGCTGCAAACGATGCCAGAGGATCATTAGGAGATATGGCAAGTGTAGTTGCCCGATTTGGTAATAATGCGAAAGATGCATTTAGTTCCAGTGCAGAAGTTGTCCAGTTCGCAAATTTAGTCCAAAAGCAGATGACAATTGCGGGAGCGTCTACGCAGGAAGCGGCAAATGCAGAATTGCAGTTATCACAGGCGCTGGGCTCTGGTGTACTTCGAGGTGATGAGTTAAACAGTATTTTTGAGCAGGCACCGAATCTGATTCAGAATATTGCAGATTATCTTAATGTTCCAATCGGTAAGATTCGAAGCATGGCACAAGATGGGGAACTGTCGGCTGATGTTGTGAAGCAGGCGGTATTTGCTGCGACTGATGAGATAAATGCTAATTTTGAAAATATGCCAATGACATGGGGACAGATGTGGACGGTATTTCAAAATGACGCCACTATGGCATTTCAGCCGGTTTTGCAGAGACTTAACGATTTGGCAAATACAGACGGGTTTCAGGAGTTTGCTACAAATGCAATAAATGATCTTGCAGTAGTAGCAGGTGTGGTACTTGATATATTTGAAGGAATTGGGTCAATAGGAACCTTTGTACAAGACAACTGGCAAATTATAGGTCCTGTTGTTTATGGTGTGGTTGCAGCATTAGCGGCTTATGCAACTTATGTTGGCATTACGAACGCAATAGATATGATATCAACAGGAATTAAGATTACAATGTGTGTTGCATCATATGCGCACGCAGCAGCAACAGGAACAGAAGCAAGTGCAACTGCGGCTGCAACCGCGGCACAGTACGGGCTAAATACTGCAATGTTGTCTTGCCCGTTAACATGGATAGTTGTTGGAATTATGGCGTTGATCATTGTGTTGGTTGCGTTATGTAATCATTTTTCAGGAGCTGGACATATTGCACAGTCGGCTTTTGGTGTTGTAACGGGAAGCGTAAATGTGGCTATTCAGTATTTTAAAAATTTGGGATTATCAGTTGCAGATGTTTTTATTGGAATATGGAATGCGGCAGGGGCATGTGCAACCAATGTTGAAACTGCTTTTCACAATTCCATAAGTCATGTTCAAACTCGTTGGTATAACATGCTGTCTACAGCACTTACTGTAGTATCTGGTATTTGTTCCGCGCTTAACAAGCTGCCTTTTGTCGAATTTGATTATAGCGGCATTACGAGTGCCGCAGATAATTATGCATCAAAAGCGGCTGCAGCTGCCGGAAATACAAAAGATTATACCAGCGTAACAGATGCATTTAATAAAGGAATAAAAACGTATGATGTCTATCAAAGTGGATGGGCCAAAGATGCATATACTGCCGGAGCAGCATGGGGCGATGGTGTAACCAGTAAAATAAAGAATACAATATCATCAAAAGCCACGAATATTCCAAGTGCAAATAATTATCCAAATGCGCTTGCATCCAGCAACGCGGCAACAGCAGCAAATACAGCAGACACTGCAAAGAATACCGCCAAAACAGCTAATACATTATCTGCATCCAGCGAGGATCTGAAGTACCTGAGAGATATTGCAGATCGTGAGTATGTGAATAAATTTACGACAGCACAGATCAAGGTTGAGATGATCAACCATAACAACGTAAACAATGATATGGATTTAGATGGAATGGCAGAGCATTTGCGTAGCAAAATTGAAGAAGAGATGAACGCAGCAGCGGAAGGAGAGCACTAAAGATGTATGAATTATATATTGATGGGGTCCTTTTCCCAGTGACCCCAGGGTCTCTTAACATCAAGATCAATAACAAAAATAAGACCATAACTCTCATAAATGAGGGAGAGGTTAATCTTATTAAGTCTCCGGGATTGTCTGATATTACAATCCCGGAGCTTTTATTGCCAATCCATAAATATCCTTTTTCACAAGAAAAAGCAAAAGTGGGGGCTGCATATTATCTTTCCAAATTAGAAAAATGGAAAAATCAGAAGAAACCAGTCACGCTAAAGTTTAATCGTTACAAAGTATCAGATAAACATCTTATCGAAGATATCATAATGGATGTGACTATTGAAGATTATGAGATCATGGAAGATGCAGATAAATACGGATCAGATGTGTGTGTAAAGCTTAACATGAAAGAATACCGTCACTGGGGAGCAAAGAAACTTGTACCGAAAGACAAAAAGACAAAGTCCGGAAAAAAGAAAACGATTGTTACGGTTAAAAAACAACGGAAGAAAACGAAAGCTATAGCCAAAAGCTACAAGATAAAATCTGGTGACACGCTTATGAAAATTGCGAAGAAACAGATGAACAATGCATCTGCATGTAAGAAACTCTATCAGTTAAACCAGAAAACGATTGAAAATGCAGCTCGTAAGCATGGACGAAAATCATCATCGAATGGTCATTATTTGTATGCTGGAACGGTATTGAAACTTCCGGGAGGTGGTAGCTGATGAAAGATATTGTTGATGTAGCGATTGGAGAGATCGGATACCGGGAGCAGGGAAACAACAGAACAAAATACGGAGAATATACAGGAGCGAATGGTGCTGCATGGTGCCATTCGTTTGTTTCATGGTGTGCGCATGAAGCCGTGGTATCTACTTCCATTGTTCCGAAAACGGCATCCGTAGCTTATGGTATGCAGTGGTATCAAAAGAAAGGACAGTTTAAGTATAAAGGGAAGTACACGCCAAAGAGAGGGGATATTGTTTATTTTAAAACTGGCCGAAGCCATGTGGGTATTGTTGAGAGCGTCAGCGGTGGTCAGTTACATACTATTGAAGGAAATACATCCGATAAGGTAGCGCGGCGGACATATTCTTTGAATAATGCTACAATTACCGGTTATGGCACGCCAAAATATGCAAATACCGGAAATAATTCATCCGGTTTTGGTGAAAAAAAGGATTCCAAGAAAGAATTGCAATATCTGCAGAAAATATTATCGCGTCATGAGGCAAAAGAGGAAACCATAAAAGCCGATGAAGCAGAAACGGGAAAAATACCGAATGGCAATGTAATGATTACTGTAAATAATGGGAAAAAGAAATTTACAGTACCAGTGGAAGATGGAGCAAAGGTTGTATGGGAAAGAGACAGCACACCCGGCAAATTTACTTTTGCAGCAAAAGTTGAAAAAGGATTTTTCATAGGTATGGGAAATGAAGTTCTTGTTACTGTGGACAGCAAGAAGTTTTTCTATGGCTTTGTATTTACAAAAGAAGTCAAGAAGGACGGGATGGCATCGTATACCGTATATGATCAGCTTAGGTATCTGAAAAACAAAGATACAATTGTGTACAAAAAGAAAACAGCAGATGAAGTAATTCGGATTATTGCAAAGCGCTTCCTGTTAAAATGCGGCACACTTGCAAAGACAGGGTGGCGCAGATCAGCGGTTGAGGACAATACGGCATTATTCGATATGATTCAAAACGCGTTGGATGATACTTTAATGGTAAAAGGAAAGACGTATGTTTTTTATGATAATATTGGAAAATTGTGCCTGACTGATGTGGCAAAGATGAAGGTAAATACCTGTCTGGTAGATGCGGAAACAGGAGAAGATTATTCCTACAAAACAACGATTGATACGGATGTGTATAACCAGATCAAGCTGATCTATAAGAAAAAGAAATCCAGTAAGAAGAAAAAAGGAAGTACAAAGACATCAACAAGTCAAAATACTGGAACCAGTTATGGAATTTATCTGGTACGTGACAATAAGAAAATCGCAAAATGGGGAACGTTGCAGTTTACGGATGAGATCAATAGTCCGGATATTGGAAAGCTGAAAGCACAGGCTTTATTGAAATTGTATAGCCATGAGAAGCGTACACTTACCATATCAGGCGTGATTGGAAACAGTAAAGTGCGTGGAGGATCGCTTGTGCCAGTCATACTTGATTTGGGAGATCTGAAAATTGCAAATTATATGCTGGTAGAGAAAGTGACACACACATTTAAAAATCGTGAATATACGATGGACCTGGTAGTGTCTGGAGGTGATTTTAGTGAGTAGCGGAAATCTGGTGCAGTTAATCAAGAAGATTGCAATGGATGCGGTACGGGCTGCAAAGATGTGTGATTATGTGACCGGTGTGGTTACCAGCGAAGATCCTCTGAAAGTGAAAATTACAAACTCTTTTGAAATTGGGGAAGAATTTTTAATGGTGCCACAAAGTATGACGGATCATGAGGTTGAAGTAACAATCAAAAAAGAGTATGGATGGAAAACGAAGAACCGATCGGGCGGAACTGGTGATGACATTGTGTTGGAAAATGTAAAGATTATGATTCACAATGCCTTAAAAGCCGGAGATGAAGTGTTGATGATGCGCAAAAGCGGTGGTCAGGAGTTTGTGGTAATAGACAAGGTGGTGAAGGAATGATTCCGACAAATTATGATGATGACGATGAAGAGGATGATATGACCGGCTTTGAAGTGGAAAATGACCCGTCTCTTACATATGCAATGCAGATAGGAACCATTGAGAATGAGCCAAGCATTTTTCTTGGCAAAGCAGACGGAGAAGAGGCAAACCGACAGGCAATATTGAAAATCTTGAACACAGAACGATATAAAAATGTAATTTATTCATGGGATTATGGAGTGGAGCTTCAGGATCTGAGGGGAAAGTCTCTATCTTATGTTATGTCAGAAGTTCCAAGTCGGATTACGGATGCAATTACTGCAGATGATCGTTTTGAATCTTGTGAAGATTTTGAGATGGAACCGGTGGGAAAGAAAGCTCTGCATGTTACGTTCTCTGTAATTACAGCAGAAGGCGATAAAGTAAATGGATTGGAAACGGAGGTGGAATATTAGTGTTTGAGAACAAAGACTTTGATTCTATCATGGAAGAAATGCTTGCATCTGTAAGCGACAAGTTGGATAAGCGAGAAGGATCGATAATTTATGATGCAATAGCACCAATTGCCATGGAGTTGGCGCAGACGTATATCGATATGGATATGATTGTGAATGAGGTATATGCAGATACAGCATCCTATTATTATTTGATCAAGCGTGCAGCTGAGAACGGAGTATATCCCAAAGAAGAGACCAATGCGGTATGCAAGATGGTTGTTAGTCCGTCCGATACAGCAATAGCGATCGGGGACCGGTTTAACCTTGGTGATCTGAACTATGAGGTAACATCTGTAATGGATGCAGCAACCGGAGAGTATCAGGTAACATGTGAGACTGCCGGTATTGTCGGAAATCAGCAGTTGGGATCATTGCTTACGATTGAAACAAAGAATGATCTGAATGATATGGAAACAGCGGAATTGACCGAAGTCTTGATCCCCGGCGAGGATGAGGAAGATGTGGAAGATTTCCGTGAACGTTATTACGAGGGATTTTCCAATATAAGCTTCTGTGGCAATAATCCGGATTATAAAGAGCGTGTATCGGCTATTGATGGAGTTGGCGCATGCAAAGTTATGCGGATGTGGGAAAAAGGATATGATCCGGTAAAGTTTATTCCTGTTGCTGCAGTTACGGAGTGGATTGGAAAGCAGTCTGTGGAAACCGTTGGGGCGGAAGTATTTGCATGGCTGAAAGCGGTACATGATGTAGCAAAGGACAAATTACTGACAGTGGGTGGCACTGTTCGGGTGTATATCATATCATCGGAATACAAAGCCCCATCCGCCACGTTGGTACAAAAAGTGCAGAATGATGTTGACCCGGATGATAAGACCGGGGAGGGATATGGACTGGCACCTATCGGACATGTGGTAAAGGTTATGGGAGTGAAAGAAATTCCTGTTTCTGTGACAGTTACTGCGGTTTATAAGAACGGATATACTTTTGAATCCTTGAAATCCGATATGCAGTCGGCAATAGATGGGTATTTTACAGAACTTTCTGGTGATTGGAATAATGAGGATAACCTGGTGGTGCGTAAGAGCCAGATTGAATCCCGGTTGCTTCTGATTGATGGGATATTGGATATTACAGATGTGAAACTGAATGGTGCATCTGAAAATGTAACATTGGATGAAGATGCAATTCCGGTAAGGGGTGATGTAAGTGGCTAAAAAAATGATTGATTATCTGCCGCCATTTATGCAACAGTTTGAAGAAATGAAGCAATTGATGCAGAGCGAGGATAAGCAGGTGGCGGCTCTTAACATGGATACTACTAAAATATTACGAAATGCATTCATAGAGACTTCAGATGCAGAAGGCATCGAGCGGTTCGAAAGAATCTTACATATCATTCCAGGTGCTGGTGAAAATTTAGAACTCCGTCGGTCGCGTGTGTCAATGCGGTGGAATGAACGGATACCGTATACGCATCCGACACTTGTAAAATGTTTAAATGCCAGCCTAGGAGAAAACAATTATGATCTGTATTCAGATGATGAGCATTATTACATACTCGTGCATCTGAAATTGAATGTAGCGGATCGTGTCGGAGTTGTTGAAGAACTGATCCGGCGTATGTCACCAGAGGATATATGCTACAAAGTTCTTCTTATTTATAATACGCATGCAGTTTTACACAAATTTACGCATGCACAGTTACATAACTATACGCACAGGCAATTGAAAGAGGAGGTTTTGCCATGACAAAAACAAAATACTATAATCTGCAGATGGATGATCCGCAGGATGATTACGATGTGGATGTTGTGAATGCCAATCTGAAAAAGATTGATGAACAGATGAAAACAAGGGAAAATGCAACAGATGCATTACAGGAGCCGGAGTTTACAGTAGCAGCAAAAAGAGAAAACATAGCATCCAAGGAGAAAATGCCGAAGATTCTTGGAAAGATTGCAAAGTTTTTTGCAGATTTAAAGACGGTTGCATTTTCGGGGAAATACAATGACCTGGATGGAAAACCGGCAATAGTGAACAACAATACCACCACAGAACCAGGGAGTGCACTAGACGCGCGGCAGGCGAATCCGAACATAGAGGGGACGATGGCTGCCAGTATTGCGCAAATAAACAGCAATTTA